GTAAAACCTCAAACGGATAATTAAAATGAGATTAAAAGATATAACTCCAAAACGTATTGTAAAAGAAAATGAAGAACTTATTTCTAAGTTAGAGGATAAAAAGTTTGACTTAGAAATGGCTTTAGAACGTGCTAGAGAGGAAACTAAGAATATTAAGTATGCAGATATGCATATGGAAATAATAAATGCAGTTTCTAATATTGCAGAAGATAATGGTATTGAAATGGATGAGTATAATATTAACCAGGTATATCAGGCAAAAAATAAATTGGAAAGTGCGATATATCAATTAGAAGAAGACTTTGAAGAGGCAATAAGAGATATCTCAAATAAAATAGACGAATTAGAATACGGCGAAGATTAAAATGGCAGGAAAAAATTTAGATTACTGGTATGATGAACAGATTAAAAGATATCTTATACAGATAATTAGAATCTTTTCAAATTTTAAAGTAAGAGAATACACAGATAAAGGTGTTAATTACAATAGAGTACCAGCAAGATATGGAGATAGTAGCAGAATGGTTGCTAGTATTTTGCGTAATAATTCTGAAAATATAATTAATAGTTCGCCTTTTATTGCAGTTACTATACAAAGTATTCAACCAGCAAGAGATAGAACACATGAACCATTTCTTGTTGACACTCAGCAAGTAGCAGAAAGAGAATTTAATAAAGAAACAGGTGCTTATTCTACAGAGCAAGGTAATTTATATACTACACAAAGGTATATGCCTGTTCCATACAACATGACAATAAATGTAGATATATGGACTACTAATACAGATACAAAATTACAAATTTTAGAACAAATATTTGTATTATTTAATCCAAGTATTCAGTTACAATCAAATAGTAATCCTTTAGACTGGACAAGTGTATTTGAGGTGGAGTTAGCAGATATAAATTGGAGTAGTAGAGCCGTACCTGCAGGAGTAGATGAAACTTTAGATATATCTACTATGTCATTTACAAGTCCAATATGGATAAGTCCTCCTGCTAAAGTAAAAAGACAAGCAATTATACAAAGAATAATAAATGATATACATTCTACTCCTGACATAGGAGAGTTAGGATACAGTGAAGACTATGCAGACTTTTTTGGTCCTACTGCAGAATTGGCAGAAGTTGTTGTTACACCAAACGACTTGTTTTTACAAATTACAGGTAGTACTGCAAAATTAGTAAATGCTAGTAATGTAGGCCAAAAATGGTCAGATATTATTGAAATGATGGGCGAACTAAGAACAACTAGTAAGTTAAAATTAAATATATCTGCTGACACAGATAATGAACTTAATATGCTTGTAGGAAGTGTTACTAAAAATCCTGTAGATGATACAGCATTAATTTTTAATTTAGATACTGATACATTACCTGTTGATACATTATCAGATGTAGACAAAATTATAGACCCTACAACCAATTATCCTGGAGATGGAACTTTGGCGGCCGCAAGTACAGGACAGAGATATCTAATAACAGAACAAATAGATGATACAGGATTTCCTAATTGGGGAGTAGACGCACAAGAAAATGATATCATTTCATATGATGGTTCAAAATGGTCTGTGGTATTTGATGCAAGTGCAAATTCAGACTCTACACATTTTTTACACAATACTTTTACCTCCAAACAGTTTAAGTGGACAGGCGTAGGCTGGATAAGTAGTTATGAAGGCGAATATAGACCTGGCTACTGGAGATTAGTACTGTAATGAAAACAACGGCGGCAGGAGTTGTATTTCTTGCCAAAGATACTGGCAGATGCTTATTACAACTCAGAGAAGGAACAAAAAGATTTAATCATACCTGGGGATTCTGGGGAGGTATTATTGAAAAAGGAGAAACACCTTTTGAATGCATACAACGAGAACTAGATGAAGAAATTGGATTTATTCCAGAACTTCAAAAACTAAATCCTATAGACGTTTACCAAAGCAAAGATAAAAATTTTTACTACTACAGTTTTGTATATGTTGTAGATAATGAATTTATGCCACCAAAACTAAATGGCGAAAGTGCCGGATATGCCTGGGTAAACATAGGCCAATGGCCTAAACCACTTCACAATGGCTCTAAAATCACTCTTTTTAAAAATGGTGGTACAGAAAAACTGCACACTATATTAGAAATCAATAAAGAATAAATACTAGTATGACCAAAGGCGAAATCATAGATTTTGAGGTCTTGCGAATACAAAATGATTTGGATAATTTTCAGCGAACTAACACAATACCACATACTATATTAGAAGGCACATTTGATATAGAAGAAATAAAGGACGTTTTTTTAAATAAACTTCCTCCTAAGTATAAAAAAATAGGTAAAAGACTTGTAAACGAATATTACGAAAAAATTAATGAAAATTTAGAGTCTTTAAAAACTGCCATGAAAAGAGACTACGACAGAGTCTTTAAAAATATGGCATCTGCTCATGAAAGTTTTAGATACAGGCAGATTATGAACCTGTATAGACCTGGGATAAATCCAATTAGAGCATTGTATTATCAGACCCGTGACGTGAGCAGGAGATATAATCCTGAGCACCCTTACCACTATTGGCTAATAGATCTTGTTACAGATTTAGAATATAATAATATAATATTAGATGCCTTGAAAAAAGATATAGGTAAACTTGAACGTATAATAAAAAGATATTATTACCCAATTACTAAAATAGATGATAATATACCTTTAGAATTATTTCATGCAAAACAACAACTAAAGGATTTTAAACATTATTACAAATATTTTAGAGATATAAAACATTGGAGACCAGACGAGTAATTATTCAAATGTTGTTGCTTTCATGCTACAAACAATTCTATGTTGCTTATTATCAGAATTTACAGCACTATGCCAACTAGTTGGGCCTGTTCTAAATAAAAATAAACTTCCAGGATTTCCTCCAACAATTTTATAAGGTTTGTCTGCATCTGGACTATCATATATTTCTGTGCCAAAAACATATTCAGGATTGCAATAAATTACACCTCTTACAAAAGGATTATTTGGAGTTTCTTCTTCTCCATAATAATCATTATGTATATCTAATTTTTGGTTTTTACTTATCATATTTTCTACACCATAAAAATATTTACAATTAATATTCCAAACACTATTAATTGCTTCTACAATATCTTTATTTTTTTGTCTAATTTTTTCTATAATATCTAAGTAAGCAGATACATGTTGAGGACCATCATTATTAAATTCTTTTTCAGATAAATTTTCTTGAGATTCTATATAATCATCAAATATATTTTTATTATCTAAACCTGTAATAAAATTTTCTATTATAATATATTCAAAAGGATATGTGTGTAAATTTTCCCTACAAATTTTATCAATATTTTGTACTTGTACCATTATTTAGAAGTTTTCCTTTCAACACCGTCCCATTCTCCTACAGGCATAGGTTGTTTGATTCTTTCAGCATAGAGATTTGCGAGTGTACTATTCCATTTATGTTCTTTCATTACTTCTATTTGATGAGCACATTCGGCCCATTCTCTGTTTTGATAAGCATCAACCATTCTGTTTATTACTCTAACTTGTTTAATATCTTTAAGTATAGTATAAATTGTAACAGGTGCTGTTTGACCTTTAACAGCAATTTTATCTAATGTAACTAATCCTGCAGGATCTTTTAAATGTTTTAGTGTATGTTCAGTAAACATAAAAAATACACCATACTCTTTTGTTTGTGCTTCTAATCTTGCGGCTAAATTTACACTATCACCTAATACAGTATAATCAAATCTTTGATTACTTCCCATGTTACCTACAACTGCATCGCCAGTATTAATACCTATACCAACACCTAACTGCATTAAACCATCTTGTTTAAGTTCTTTGTTAAGTTTTTTAAGTTCAACTTCCATTTCTTGTGCAGTTTCTATTGCCAGTTGAGCATGATTATCTACATCTAGTGGTGCATTCCAGATAGCCATTAAAGCATCTCCTATGTATTTGTCTATTGTGCCTTCTTTTTGCATTACAAGATCTGTCATAGGTGTCATATATCTGTTAATTAATTTTCCTAAACCTTCAGGATCTGTTTTAAATTGTTCTGATATTGGAGTGAATCCACGAATATCTGAAAACAAATATGTCATTGTTCTTGTATCTCCGCCTAAACGTAATAGGCTTGGATCTTTTTGTAATTTTTTAACCATTGCCGGTGCAAGATAATGCTCAAATTGTTTTTTAATTTGTTCACGTAATTTATATTGTTTGTAAAAGTTATTAAATGCCGCCTGTGTAAAAACTAAAAATCCACTTAGTACAGGGAAAGTAGCATCTAATAAAACTAAATCGCTTGTATATTTGTAAACACTATAATAGGATATTCCCCCTAATACTGCAAGTGATATAGGTGCAGTCCAAAGTAATGGAAGTTTATAAACTGCTAAAGCAATAAGAATCATAGTCAAGAAAGCAACGACCAACTCTGTCACAGCACTTAATTGGCTTCTTGTTATATTACTGCCGTCTATAATGTTTTGTACCATATGAGCCTGTATATGTTGTGGATAAAGATTGCCACGTGGTGTAGGTACAGGATTGGCAACACCCTCAGCAGTAACACCTATTATTACCCATTTGCCCATTAGATCAGGAATACTATCTGCACCTTCATATTCTATTTCTTCAAAAGAATTATTAAAACGTATATAAGCAGTACCATTTGGTTGCGTAACTATAGGAGGAAAAGGAGGAATAGCAACTTCTTGTATTCCTATTTCAGATGTTTTTATCATATAACTAGGTTTGCCTGTATGTACTCTTAACATCTCTACTGCAAAACTAGGATAAATTTTATCTCCTACAGTAATAGCAAGTGGGTATGTTCTAGTTTGATTATCTGGTTGAGGGGCAGATGCTAAAACACCTTTACCATTACTAACAACTTCTAATATAGGAATATTTGTAACTAGATTAGGCCATTTAAGTAAGTAATCTTTTGCTGGTACAGGACCTAATGTACCTGTGCCTATATGAGGACCTGTAGTTTTTATTCCTTTAACACTAGGAGTTTGACTTAAAACATTTACATTTACAGGATTTTTTCTAGCACCAGGAATATTTAAAACATTTTGTTGCAATATTCCTGCAAAACTTTCGTCTCCTTGAAATCTATCTGCTTCAGGAAACATTATTGTCCAACCTACAGGGCCACTATTTTTCATAGCAACATCTACTACAAGTTGTGCATAATATTGCCTTGGAAATGGATACTGTCCGTATTTTGCTAAACTTTTTTCACCAATGTTTATTAATACAACATTATCACTATGTTTTACTTCGTCTAATTGTTGGTAACTGTCAAAAACTTGACTCCTAAGACTTTGCAATGGTGTAGGGTCTACTATTCTTAAGCCAAGTAAAAGTGCAATAGATAGAACCACCGCATAACCACTGTATAACCATTTCATATCTATATTTATCGTAAGAAAAACCTCCCTATAAAATAGAGAGGTTTCATTCTAATCTAATAGTTTTAAAGACGTCTATTAATCGTCTGGCAAATTGTGGCTTTTAGTTTTAAGAGTCTCTAAACCACCGGGCAATCCGGGAAATCGCTCTATTAGTTATTAGCAAATTCTGGTATTAAACCATTTGCTAAATCATATTGGATAGCAAGACTTTCATATAATTTGTAATATTCTTTATCACTATTAGGTCTATGTTCGCTACCATAAAGATCTGCATCTACAAAGTTCCAGTCTATTGAACCATCTCTGTTAGTATTACCTTCATCACTTACTGCTTTATTAAATGCTTTTGCAAATTCAGGTCTAAATTTAGCAACTCTGTAATTAACACTTTTAGCATAAAATCCTAAATTTTCAAGTTGTAAAACTAAACTGTTCATACCAGGAAATTTTCCTGTATCTTCATACTCACCTAAAGTAATTTGCATTGGATCATCAATAACATAGTATTCGTCATCTCCAAGTATAAAATCTAAATCAGCAATAAACTGTTCAACAAGTTTTTTACCTTTTTTAAATGCTTCAGCATCTCTAGTTCTGTATTGGAAGTCATGTATTTCATGACCTTTAAGTAAGCCTGTTGGCTCTGGTTGATCGCCTAAAATTCTGTAATTTAATGTTGACATATAACTCCTACCTTATTTGTTACTATATAAATATTATAGCAAAAAACTAGGAATTGTCAAGCCTTTTTTGTATATTTTTTAACCTGCAAATGCACGTTCTAACATGAAATCTCCAGACTCTCCTGTATTACCTTCGTGCCATCCTAAGTTTGTAAATAGTTCTCTGCAATCTTTGTTCATTTCTGGAGATCCGCAAACCATAACTGCATCTCTGGTTTTATCTAAATTACTGCCTAAAACATCTGGAATATAATTCCAAAATCTACCAGGTCTTAAATATTTTTCTCTAGTAACAGTTTCTATATAATTAAAGTTAGGATATTCTAAACTGTTTAGTTTTTGCTTATATGCTAGTTCATTAACATTTCTTACAGTATGAAACAAGTAAACATTATCAAACTTTTCATAGGTCTCAAAATCATGTGCAATACTTATAAAAGGTGCTATACCTGTGCCAGTAGATAGCATGACTAAATTTTGTTTTTTATTTAAATAATCTATAACTAGACTGCCAGTACATTTTGGATTTACAATAACCTCTTCGCCAATTTGTACATTTTGTAATTTTTCTGTAAGAGGACCATTTGGCACTTTAATACTTAAAAACTCTAAATGTTCATCATAATTTGTACTTACAATACTGTATGCTCTTAGTATTGGTCTAGGTTCTACGTCGAGACCCATCATACAAAACTCACCATTTTTAAATCTAAAACTTTTATCTCTTGTGGTTTTGAAACTGAAAAGTCTATCTGAATAATGTTTAACTTCTGTAACTGTCTCTTTGTGCATACAGATATTTATTTTATAGATAAAATTTCCCCTGCCATTTCTGACAGAGGAAATGTGTCTTGTAAAAAGTTAAAACTTATTCACATTCTTTAGGATTTTTAGAACAATACTCCATTACTTTATTAAGAAGTTTAACTTGCTCAATTAGTTCTGCCATGTCCTCATCGTCCTGCTCACCCTCATCTGAGGATTTTTTGTCTTCCTTTTTAGATAGGAAAACTTTTGCTAAGAATGAGCGTTCTACTTTTTTTCTTCTTCTGGTTTTTTGTCTTTGGAATCTTCTTGAAGTTCATCAGTTTGTTCATCAATTTCATCTGAAACTGTTTTAACAACACCTGCTCCTACTTCTAAAGCAGTCGTAGAAATATCAGAAACATCTTCTGCTACTGATACTGCCACATCTGATGCAGTTCCAACTACCACGTCTACTGTGTTAGTTGCCAACTCTTTACCACCCTCGATTACTGCTCCAACTGAGGCACAACCTTGCGTGAAAATTACAAAGAATAAACCAAGAAGCATATTATTAATGCTTTTCATTTTATTCTCCTTATATAAGGTGTAATAAGCCATCTGCTATATTACACTAATATTTATCAGGAATTAAAACATCATATTAAGTTTATTGTAAAACTCATTGTAATGTTTAGAACCGTCTTTAAAATCATTATAATGGTCTCTATTATACTCTAAAATATCATACATTTCGTATAACATTACAGCCAACTCTTTATGTGATGTATTTGATAATTTTTGATATAGATTATACAATTTATTTTTTCTTGAATCATGATCCTTATCATTGTCATAACTTTCGTCCCACCATTTATCAAATGTTTTAAATCCACAATCTTTAAGATACGATAATGCTCCAGGCTGTGCATGTAATATAAATGGATTTGCCATAACTATTGCCTTGGTACATTTATCTGTCATATCCAATTCATATTCGTTGTATTCTTTAGATGTATGTTCAAAATAAGTTTCACTAACAAAATGTATATATGTATCTAAAAATGCTTGTCTTTCAGTATCACTTTTTAATCTAGGTAAAAAAGGGTCGCTGGAGTTTGTGTTATGTAAGTCATATATCCAAGGTAAACTATTTAAAAGTTCTTCACTTAAATTTAATTCATCTTTAAAACTTTCTATAGACATATCTTTAAATGGAGTATAGCATGATACTATATTTTGTTCCTTTAAATTTTTATCAAAAATAAATTTACATAACTCTGCTCTGTGTTTATAAGGCTTGCCCATAAAAGTTAATAATTTTTTAGGTCGCTGTGTTTTGTTTTTTATTTGTTTATATTGTTTGTCTATAATATCCTCAGGCTGACACAATGGCATAAAGACTTGATAAGGCAATGTAGCAACATTATACTCCTTGGGTTCAAAACTTTTTATGTTTCCTACTATAAGAATTACATCATTTTTATTCAAATTATATTTTAGCATAGTGTTACAAATAATTTTATGTGTAAAATCTCTGTTACCAAAATATTTGTAAGTAATATCGTAACTTTCACTAGTAAAATCAAACAATAATTTACAATGGTTATTTTTTATATCTTGTTCTATTTCGTAAGGAATACTATAAGTAAATTCATTTGCTTTTTTAATTAAAGCCAAATCACTTTGAGGAGGACATGTAATTTGCATATCTATTTGAATAGGATATACATATTTTTGATTTATTTTTGATTTTATAGGTAAACGTAAAAGATCTTCCACAGAAGAATTCATTTGTCCTACATGAGTAAATAGCATGTTAATATTTATGTAGTTAAACTTTACTAGTCTTGAGTAACTGAAATACTACACCCACCTATTGTTGCACAGGTTTGTGTTAGTGTATATGTTTGTGCTATTGAATTGTGTGCTTGGTTTAAATATAAATCTGTGCCATAACTTCCATATAAATTTATAGTTGCCGAATGAGCACCATTTTTTCTTTGTTTAATCCAAACTTCGTTGTTGTCATTGTAAATGGAAAGGTTTAATGTTTTACTTCCATTTTGTAATTGTCCAGCATAAACTTCATTGTTATCACCGTATATATTTACATACATATTATGATTTATACTGCTACTGTCTTGCTTTTGACTTCCTATAAAATCGTTGTTGTCGCCTTGTATATCTACTCTTACAAGATTGCCACCTGGTTCATTGTTGTCATAACTCCAGTTAGTGTTACCGTTATTAGAGTTTTTATCTATAAACCAACCTTGTGCTACTGTAACATCATTGCTATCGCCATCTAGACGAAATTCAATTCTGTTTTCATTACAACTGCTTAAACTACATTTTTGCCATAACTTAAATGTATTGTTATCGCCAAGTATGTCTCCACCATCACTATATTGCGACCCCCATGTACTAGCATAGCCTATATATTGATTATTGCCCTCTTGTAATATTGCTAATTCATTAGACTGTCCATCAAGACTAAACAAAATATTATTATCGTGTCCATCTTGTAATGCTCTAAAAATATTGTTACTAGAATCTGAACTAACAATACCTAAATCTATGTCGATAACATTATCATACCCTTCTTGATTTGCTTCTATTATTACATTATCACCTGCCTGTTCGATCAATACTTCTTGATCGTTAGCAGTGGCTACAGGAGATGCAATTAGCATCATACCTAAAAATATTTGTTTTAAAATTTTCATTAATTTTGTATTATAGTTATTACACTACCCTCACAACTGTTAAGGCACATTATAGTAGAACCTAAATCTTTATCAGTTATATTTATTTGTGCCGTTGTTCCTTTTTGCAACTTTAAACTAACATAGTTATTTGCTTGTCGCAAAAAGAATACTTTACCATCTACATCTGGAAGTATGTTAAACTGATTATCTGGTTGTAAACCAAATCCTCTATCTACCAGTCTATCACTAAAATTACCTTCTTCTTGTCCTTCCAAAGCATCTGCTTCTTCTATTACTTCTAATAAATCTCTTAAAAAGTCAACTTCCAAGAAATTAATATCTAATTCTGTAAACTCTAATTCTTCCTCGGCTTCTCTTGCCAAGTCAGTACCTTCCAAAAAGTCTATATCTAAATCTGTGAAGTCTAACAAGCCGCCATCTCCTTTAAGTGCTTCTTGTTGTTCTTCTTCTGCCTGGATTATTTCCTCAGGCTTACTAATAATAAACATATTGTCTATCATATTCAAATCCAAATCAACTAATGTTACTGGATTTGTTGGAGGTGTTTCATATGTGCTAACCATTACAGCCTGAAATGCCTCCTCTAGTATAACTATTCCACCATCATTAGTCACAGTTATACTACCAGAAGGTCTACAACCTTCCTCTAGTTTGACTCTATCGTCACAGTTTTCGTCTGGTAACAATATAACTAAACTTCTACCCAGTTCGTCAACTGTGGTAGTAAAATCAGTTCCCCTAATACCAATTGTTGCTGTAGGTGTTTCGATTTGTATGTTCTCTTTAGGAAC